GCAGGAAACCCGGGCGCAGTTGGCTGCGTTGCAGGAACAGATGCGCGAATTGGTAGAATCCAAGCGAAAGCGCAAGGAAGACTAACCCATGACCACGATGCTTCAACTTGTCCAGCAGGTAACCAACGAACTAGGCGTAAGTACGCCTAACGCGGTTATCGGCAACACCAACCAAGATGTAATCCAAATTCTTGCGTTGATGAACGCTAGCGGGTACGAGTTGCTGCGTCGGGGTGACTGGCGCAAGTTGGTGCGTCAGCACTTGATCACGACCCAATGGACGCAGACCACGGGGACATGGGTAGACGGCTCTACGACGCTCACGGTGCCATCTACGGCGGGACTGGATACGACCTATCAGGTGGTAGGCGAGGGCATCCCTAATGCCACCTACATCAGCGTAGTGAACAACGGCACTACGATCACGCTTTCGCAGGCTGTCACGGCTGACGGAACGGGTGCCGTGGTGACTTTCCAGAAAGTGCGCTACGACCTGCCTGCCGACTACGATGCCATCATCCCGCGCACCCAATGGGACAAGAGCAAGCGTTGGGAACTGCTCGGCCCCGAGGACGCGCAGCAATGGCAATGGCTGCTGTCGGGCTATATCTCGACCGGCCCGCGTATCCGGTGGCGACTTCTCGGCAAGTATTTTCAGATTTGGCCGGGTATCTCTTACGACGAGGTACTTGGCTTTGAGTACCGCAGCAACGCATGGGTCGAGGATGCGGCGGGTGCGCCAAAGACCTCGTTTACCGCCGACTCGGATACCTGCATTTATCCCGACCGGCTCATGGTGCTGTCCACCAAACTCAAGTACTTTGAGGCGAAGGGCTTTGACACGACCGCCATGTATCGCAACTACTTGCAGGAACTTGAAACCTGCATCGCGCAGGATACGAGCGCGGCGAACCTGTCCTTTGCCCCGCGACCGGGTACTGTGCTGATCGGTTACGACAATCTCCCGGACTCTGGCTACGGGATTGACTGATGGCGCGTCGGCAACTCATTCAGCGTAATGCGGCCTCTGTTGCGTCCCTGCCTGCCCCTGTGGGCGGGTGGAACGCCCGTGACTCGCTTGCGAACATGGATGAAACCGATGCGGTGACGCTGGAAAACTTTTTCCCCACCGTGTCGAGCGTTGTGCTGCGCGGCGGGTACGAGTCTTGGGCGACCGGCCTCGGCGGGCAGGTCGAAACGCTGATGCACTACGCAGGCGCTACGACGAGCCGCCTGTTTGCCGCTGCTACGTCCCCCAATGCCATCTACGATGTGACCACGCAGGGCGCTGTAGGCGCTGCGGTGGTGTCAAGCCTGTCTAATGCCCGGTGGGAGTATGTGAACTTCACGACGGCTGGCGGTAACTTCATGTACGCCGTCAACGGGGCGGACTCGCCGCGCCTCTACAACGGCACGACTTGGACGGCAATTACGGGCGTATCGTCCCCGGCGATCACGGGCGTCACTACGACCAACCTTTCTAACGTCACGCTGTTTAAGAATCGCGTGTGGTTCATTGAAAAGAATACGCTGAAGGCGTGGTACCTGCCGACCTCTAGCGCAGGCGGCGCGGCGGCTGTCCTTGATTTGTCCTCGGTCGCCAAACTTGGCGGCGTGTTGGTTGACCTTGACACTTGGACGATTGACGCCGGATATGGCGTTGATGACAACCTCGTATTTGTGACGAGCGAGGGCGAGGTCATCGTTTACCGTGGAACCGACCCGTCGAGCGCGGCGACGTGGGCGCTTGCGGGCATCTGGAAACTCGGTGCGCCGATTGGCAACCGCTGCCTGCTGAAATACGCGGGCGACCTGCTGCTTTTGACCTATGACGGCCTGATGCCGCTTGCACAGTCGCTCCAGTCCTCGCGTCTCGACCCGCGCGTGGCGCTGTCGAACAAGATTCAGGGCGCTATCACGGCTGCAACGGTCAACTACGGCTCGTCATTCGGGTGGCAGATTGTGTATTCCCCGAAGAATGCCGCCGTATGGGTAAACGTGCCGGTTGCCACCGGGCAACAAGAGCAGTATGTGATGAACACCATCACGACCTCGTGGTGTAAGTTCAAAGGTTGGCCTGCCTTCTGTTGGGAAATCTTTAACGAAAACCCCTACTTTGGCGGTGCCGGGTTTGTCGGCAAGGCGTGGGATGACGGCTACACCGATGGGTCGGCAAACATCGCCGGAAACTGCCTGCAGGCGTTCAATTACTTTGGCAGTCGCGGCGTCAAGAAATACTTTACCCGTGCGCGTCCCTCGCTCTTTACCAACGGACAGCCGCAAGTGCAGTTGAGCATGAACATCGACTTTGACACGATGGACACCAGTTCCGCGCTGTCATATTCGGGTTCGGCTTTTGGCGCTTGGGGCGTTGGGCTGTGGGATTCGATGTTGTGGGGTTCAGACCTTCAGATCACTAATGCGTGGCAGGGGATTACCGGCATTGGGTATTGCGGCGCACTACAGTTGAAGTCGGCATCGTCCGGCTTGCAGATTGAGTGGGCGGCGACCGATGTGGTTTTCCAAACCGGATGGGCGGGCGTATAATCACAGGCGCACCAGTTGGTGCGTGGGTTGCAGAGGTTTTAGGCAGAGGCTATTTCGCGGAAAGGTCGGAAGCGATAGGGTTAGAGCGTGACGGGCAAATTGTCGCGGGCGTAATCTACGAAGAATACTGCGGCACAAGCATTGTCTGTCACATCGTCATCGCGGGCCGACTCACATCACGCTATTTAGCAGCGATTTTTGACTATCCGTTTAATGTTGCAGGCGTTGGAAAAATCATCGCGCCTGTATCAAGCGGAAACGCCAAAGCGTTGCGGGTAGTCAAAAAAATGGGCTTTGTCGAGGAAGGTCGCATCAAGGATGCGCGTCCCGATGGAGATTTTGTGATGTTGACGATGACACGCGATGCGTGTCGTTACTTGGACGCGAGATATGGGCAAAAAGTCACCGAAGCCTCCCCCGGCACCTGATTACGCTGCGGCAGCGCAGCAGCAGGGGCAAGCCAACCTAGAGTCAGCGCGGCTTACGGCGCGGCTGTCCAATCCAAACATCAAGACCCCGCTTGGCGGTCAGCGTGTGTCTTTTGGTCGCCCGCAGTTCAATCAGGCGGCATATCGCGCTGCGATGCAGCAATGGCAGGCGCGTCAGCCCAAGCCGTTGCCCGACCCTGCGACCAAGCAAGCGAACAGACCGCCCGACGCGGGCGGCTATCAGCGCACTAGCGCAAAAAGCGCGTTGCCGCCGCCCAATGCTGACGGCACTTTCCCAGAGCCGCCGCAGTATGGTGGGCCGAAGGGTACGCAAACCCCGCCCTCTACGGTCAGCGTTGGTGACGGCGCGATGCAGCCGACGACGGGTGGCGATCAACTGATGTACGCAGGGGGGTCGCCCGAATTTTACAATCGTCCAGAAAACCGCGAGTTTACGCAAGGCGGCATAGGCGCTGATACTTACCGACAGATGTTCGGCGGCAATCGCCTTGACTCGTCCGGCATGCGCGGCGACATAATGATGGGTGACATGATGTACCGTGGTCCGGGAGCCACGGGCGGTGGCCCGATGAATGGCGGCTTTGGCGGCTACACGGGCGATGCGATGCCTACCCGCGATATGTTCACCGAAATGGTGGACTTGGACACCCCTTTTATTGAGCAGTACCTTACCCCCGAAGCGCAGGCGACCCTTGAGGCGCAGCAGCGGGTGGAGCGTGCGCTGTCGGGCCTCGGTGAGCAGGCTATCGGGCGCGTGTCGGATATCTACGGCACCAACTTCACCCCGCAGGGGCTTCCGGCGCAGCAGTTCAATTTTGGCGGTTACGGCGACATTGGCGAGGCTCCCGATCTCGGCGCGATGGGGCAGGCCCGGGCGGGTGTGAACGCGCTGCCGGTCAACTACGGCCCCACGGCGGGGCAGTATGGACTCGCGCAGGGCGGTCCCAATGGCCCGCCGCTGCAGGGTCAGTTGGACACCTCCAACCTTGCTGCGATGCCTGTAAACGCCGGTATGACGGCGCAGCAGGCCATCATGTCGCGCCTTGACCCTCAGTTGCAGAGGCAGCGGGCGCAACTTGAGACGCAGTTGGCGAATCAGGGTCTTGTCCGTGGCGGCGAGGCGTTCAATGCCGCGATTCAGGAACAGCAGCAGCAGGAAAACGACTTGCGGACGCAGGCCGCGCTGCAAGGTCTAAATCTTGATATGGCGGCGCGTCAGCAGGGATTGGGCGAGGCGCAGGCGTTGGGCGGGTTTGCCAATCAGTCCGCTTTGGCGGGCTTTGGGGCGCAACAGCAGGCGCAGGCAGCGCGCAATCAAGCCATCGCGCAGAACTTCCAGCAGGGCATCGGCGCTGCGGGTGCGTACAACACCGCTGCCGGTCAGCAGTTCGGTCAGGACATGGACATTGCCGGGCTTCAGAACGCTGCCCTTTCGCAGAATCAGCAGACGGCGTTGCAGCAGGCGCAGGCGCGTGCGGCGATGCAGGGTCAGCGGTTCAATCAGGCGCAGGCGGCGGCATCGTTCCAGAACGCGCAGCGGCAGGCGGCGTTGCAGGAGCAGTTGGCGTTGCGGTCGCAGCCGCTTAACGAGATTGCGGCGATCATGGGCGGCGCACAGGTGCAGATGCCGCAGTTCCAAGCCTATCAGGGCGCGGATGTTGCGGCGGCTCCCATCTTCGGCGCTACGCAGGCGGCGGGTAACTTCGCGCAGCAGAACTACGCCAATCAGACGGCGGCGTACAACGCCAAGATGGGGCTGTACGGAAGC